CAGGGCAACCGACAGACATATACGGCCCGAACATAAACATCTGCCTGTGCGATGAGATAGACGAGCTGGCGGAGGATTCCCTCAAGATACGCCATTCGCTCGTTGTCGTCGTAGATAGCATAAAGGTTCTTCACGTATGCCGGGTCAAGGCTTGTGTTGTTCCGTGTGAGCCCACGCACAAGGCAATAGCGCAGCCTGTCGCGCCGGAGATTCTGGACAATCTTGTAAAGCCCCCGGTAGCCGTGGACGGTAGAGAAGTACATTATGAACGGCTTACGTCCGTCAGGCAGTGTGATTCGCGTTCGCTCTGATAGTGCCTTGTGCGCTTCAATCGCTTTCATCTCCGCCAGCTCGTCTATCTCATCGCACAGGCAGATGTTTATGTTCGGGCCGTATATGTCTGTCGGTTGCCCTGTGGCTATCAACAGAAAGCGTATTGTTCCGATTGTTATTATGTTGTCCTGCTGATTATACATGAATGGAGAATTTGTTTTCTTGAGTATTTTCTCCAGGTCAAGAATTACAGTTTTTTTTAGAAGAGTTATTGTCGTTGAGCAAAGTCCGACTGTAACGTCCTTGCCGCTGTACCGCTTGCACAGGTATATAATCATCAGCACAATAGAGAACGACTTTCCGCAGCCGTAGCCTCCGCACAGGAAAAAATAGGAGATGTCCGGGAAAGCCTGCGGAGCCGACACAATCTGCCTCTGGTGAATGAACGGTTTTATTTCCTCATTCTTCTGAATCTGATCTTTCGCCATATTCCGGGATTTCCACCATTGGAGAGTTTTCCAGCTGCCCGGCTGTCATCGTGTCGCCGGTGATGTTTATGTTGAGCGGGTCGGAATTGTCAATCTTGATTGTCGGAATTGTTTCATAGCCGCGCTTTCTGCCTTTTGTCGATAGCGAGTATTTTATCGCCCAGGCCTCTTTGTTTATTACAGCCTGCAGAAGTCCGTCCTCCGCAAAGTCCAGCAGAGTTTCTTTTTCATCATTATATTTTGCCTCTGTTTCTTTCCAGCGGTGGATTGCTTTCTCGACTGTATGCCATTCTGCTTTTATTCCGTGCGCCTCAAGGTGGCGGCGTACCTTTGATATGTTGCCCTGCGAATTTGCAAGGGCTTCCAGAAGAGCGTCTTTCGTCAGCTTTATGTTCATGATTCCCCCCTTGAATGTCGTTTGTAGTTTTGTATAGTGAAACTATAATTAGTTTTTTATGCGCTCTTAATAATTCCCCAAAGTTCCGCTATTGATTTGACTTCCGGGGCATTATCGGCTATATTTAAATTGCTGGATGAATCGCCTTTATGGTCTTGTCCTTTCGCCCTTGTCTTTTCAAGGGCGTTTTTTATGTCCATTGCCTCCAATGAATAAACAAGCCGCCCATTAACATTTAAAGTATGTTTTACTGTTATGCAGGCTCTAGCTTCTTTCCCTGATTTCAGCTTTATTGGCTGGCTTAAGAATCTTTCAATCCTTAAATTCTCATCATTATGCTTGATGTCCTTATGCTCTTTTATCAGCTCCGAATTTTCAAAGAGTTCTTTTATCTGGTTCGCAACTTCAAAATGTTCTTGCAAAGTAAAACCGTTTTCTTTTGTGTTTATAGTTCTGCTTCTAAGTTCTTTTTGACTTTTTCCTGTGAAACTTGCAGATATTCCTGTCGCCTTGTTTCTAAAGTCCGTATTCAGATACTTGCTCGTGTTTCGGTTGAACTCATCGCGGAGTTTTGCGGCTGCGCCCTGTTTTTTCTCTGAATCTCCGTTTCCGCTGGCAAACTGTCCGCTGTCATCTCTAGGGTGCCTTGCTTCCTCCCATTCCGCGTCTGTTACCGAGTACCTGTCGCGCTTCGCGTAGTCAAATAGATTCTGTAAGCTGCTGAATTCCATATATATCCATATATATAGTCTTTTTAATAAAAAGGACTGCCGTTTTCTGGCAGTCCGCATATTTTACAAATTCTCAACACCTTGTAACTTCCTTCAAAAAAGGCCTGGATTCTGCCTTTCTGTTTCTCTCTTCTGGCGTTCTTCCAGAATCCTGTCCACTTCTTTCTCGTAGCTTTTGGATTCTGTCATTGCGCTTTGTGAGCGCGTCCTGAAGTATTTTTTCTGTGCTGTTCTCATTTTAAAAACCAAATCCGCAAATTCTCCAGTTGTCATTTATGCTTTCCCCTTTTTACTCACATTCAACTTTTGTTATCTCTACAAATTCTGTCATTTGACGGTAAAACATTTCTTCCGCCTCTTTTAATGAATCCGCATAGATACATAGAAAAGACCAGCCGCCACGCAGAAATTCATAAACAAAAGTAAATCTTTTTTTCATTTTCTGCTCCCGTCTAAATAGTCTGAAATTGGAATATTGATAGGAGCAGAATATTCTGAATTTTCGTAACACACGCAAAGTCTGTCGCCTATGCTGCAAAATGCGTATTGATTAAACTCAAACTCTTTTGCTAAACGACAACTCCAATACGGCTTTACTTCCCGATATTCAATCGTCTTTTCACCCGATTTGATTTTTTCGTACCATTCTTTTTTAAGTGGAAATATCAACATAACTTCTATTCCTCCTTCAGCTCCCATTCTGAATACTCTGAATCACATTCATCACAAAACTCCGCAGATTCTTCTGACCATGAATATTTGCAGTTAGTACAGTTCTTCATTGTTTCATATCTCCGTCTATCTTTCATGTTCTGAATTATATATATACAGAACTTTCAAAACAAAAGAAGGAATGAAACAACCGCTATATTCATCCCTGCGTAACATTTCTGTCAACTTCTGCCAGAGCGTTCCAAGCCTCCCTTCTTCTATGTAACATCCATGTTCAGAATACATACCATCAGACCAATGGTAAGGACATTTCAAACATTTCTTATTCTGGTGTTCTTCTAATGCTTCAAGCATTTCTATTCCTCCACCAAATCCCAGAACCCGTCTTTCCTTCTGTTGTAGAAATGCGGTACCGGTTCCCAACCTTCAAGCTGCTTTTCAAAGAAGTCTTTTTCGCTTTCTGTCGGCTCAAAGCACTGCTTGATTCTGTCCGCTATCGGAGTTGTTGCTACTACGAAGGCCTCCGCTCTCTGGCAGAAGTCCTTATCATCTATGTGTCCATTGATAAGCCGGCTCCTATCCGTTCCGAAGCTTGCTTTTTTCTTTCCGCAGGCTTGCAGTTTGTTACATAGATAACAGGAGATCTTGCTGTTCCGGTAAACTCCGATAGTCGCCTTTTCTTTTTCTGTCAATTTGTTAAATTTCATTTTCCAAATTCCTCAAAAATCTTCTTCACTTTTCTTTTTTCAGCCTCGGACAGCGCGAAAAAATTTATATTGTTGTGTCTACAGTAATCCTCCAGCTTTTCAGCTTTTGTCTTGCTGTACATTGTTTTTTTCACCTGAAAATACAGATATGCTATAAAGCTGGTTCTTATCTTCAACCTGTTCTTCAACATCTGCTCAATCACAAGACTTGCGCTGTCTACAGCCAGCTCTTCTTTGTACTCTGAACAGAAAAGCAGTTTCTTTTCCTTCGCCTCCTTGCTTATAATTTTTCTTGCAATCTTCAGCAGAAGCAGAAATATCTTGTCAATCTTTTCTGGCATTCCGTGGTAGTATTCATACTGCCAATTCATAAGCCTCTGGTTGTCAGTCTCCGGCGTTTCAAAAAAGAGCAAGTCATCAATCTCTTTTTTTTCCTCCTGCTCATAAAAATCAAAGTCAAGAAAATACTGAAAGCCGCATTCTGTTTCCTCTCCTCTCATTTTCATTGCCCTGTGAGCTTTGCAGCTTCTTCCCTGAACACCTTGCAGCACATCCTGCACTTGCAGTATTCCCAGTCCTCCTTGGCGCAAGTGTAGAAAGGATTCCCGAACATCCGGCAGTATGATTTCTCTGCGCACTCAAAGCACCTGCCACCACCGCGATAGAATTTATCCGAAAGGTCTTTCGGAATCGGATAGTCCACGTTCAGCCTTGTGAAATTGCCCGGAAATTCATCCCCGCATTTTAAGACAAGGCTTTTTGCAAACCGGCTTTTGAGGAGGTTTCCTGCCTTCTCGGCATCGTCGGCTTTCGCTCTAGCTTCTTGAAGAAATGCAATACGACCCGCGCTT